CGGTGTAGGCGATCCCCTCGGCGGGCGATACCAACTCACCCAGAACGCGGCTGGTGTCGATGGCGGAACAGCCCTTCGCACGGGAGCGATCTTGAGAGCACTGGGCGGGACGGGCTTTTGCACCCTGATCTTTGGAGATGGGTCCGACTCCACCCCGTCCACAATTGCCGTCACCTGATAACAGTAGGTGCCAGAGGGCGGGGTGTCTTTGTAGCTCTTGGTGGGCTGCGGTGCGGTGGTCAGTCGCTCGAATGGCGCGCCGTCGCCACAGCCGCCGCCAGCGCGATAAACGTGATACGTGGTGTTGGGCGGGTTGGCGGCGTCTGCCCAGGTGAGGAGGATAGTGAGCGCGAGAATCATGATGCCTCCCTAGAACAGCGTCACCCAGGCATACGCATCGGCTGCGTCCTTCCTGCACAACTCGAACGTATCGAGTACGCCCGCCCCGCCGGCGACAGCCCAGACCTTGAACCGGTTGCCGCTGTTGCACGTTGGCCGCGTGCCGGTCTGCCACTGGAACGCGGCGGCGGACAATTCGGTAAACGCGGAGTCATCGGCAAGGCGAACTTGTAAAGCCGTTCCCGCGCGCTTCAGGGCCGGAAAACTGGAGGTGATACCACCAAGTTTAATTAGCCCAAAGTCAGTTCCTCCAGTGTTCCATAACAGTAAATCTCCATTAGCTGGACTGCTGATGATTGTCCTGCCAGTGAAAAACACGGATTGCGACGCACCTGCGCGGACGTTGCCGACGCCTAGCCAGTTATTGCCACTTATGTCTCCACCAGCAGGCAAGCCGCCCGCGACCGATACAAGGCCGGTAGATGGCGCCATGGACAGGTAGGAAACAGAGTTAACCTGAAAATCAAAGACTTTCGACGCGGCTGCGCTTGCCGTGTTAGTGATATTGACCTTGAGCCCGGTAAATGTCACGCCACCGGCGTTCCACGTCTGCGACCCGTCCACCAGCGGCAGACTGGTGGTTTGCGTCGTTCCTCCAAGCGTGACGCCTCCGCCAAAGAAACTCTTGGTTGTTCCCGCCGCATATACAGCCCAGTTTGAGGTGGTTCCGGTCGTCTGGTCCGCGATGTAATGGCCGTACACATTGACCGCCCGGCTCCCAGAGTTCACGCCCGTAATATAGGTTCCGTAGACATTTGTGACGGAACCAGCGCTAACAGTTGGCCCGAAAAAATACCCGTATAGATGTGTGGTAGTTCCGACCGTCGCGTGGCTCGATTGCACCTGGAACGCCGCGTAGTGGTCGTAATTTGAGGAGCCGGAAACCGTCGAACGGGCATCAAACGAGTTGTATCCGATGGTGCCAGACCGGCTGACGGTGGATGAATCGGCGAACGCATGTCCGTTGCCCGTGCCTGACGCATCGTTGACCAAGCGAGAAATCAGAATTTGCGCGTCGGTGGAACCGTTGGTGGTAGAGTTGCCAACGTGCAGCGGCGCCACCGGGGTGCTTTGGCGGATACCTAGCTCATTCGCTGCGGAATCCCAATACAAATCACTCTCTGACGTTGGAACCCCTGTGCCCTGGCCGAAAAGGATTTGGCCGGTCGTCAGTGTTGAGGCGAGCGCGGTGGCTGTCGAAGCGTTGCCGGTGAGGGCGCCGGTAAACCCCGTCGAGGTCACCGACGTGAGCCCGGTGATGGTTGCGGGAAGCGACAGCGTGACCGCGCCAGTCGACGCGCTGGCGGTGATCTGGTTGGCCGTGCCGTTCAGCGATGTAACGCCACCTGACGAAGCCGCCCACACTGCCGCCCCGCCCGAGGTGGTCAGCACTTGGCCGCTGCTGCCAGGGGCGATCTGCGACGGCTGGAAGGTGACGGTCGGGGATGGGACGGTGGTGGCGCGCATGGCGCGGATCGTCGTGGTGCCCGTTGCCGGCGTCCAGGTTTCCGCCCACCCGGCGCCGCTCGTCGGCTGGTAGCGCGCCGCGTAGCTCGTCCCGCTGGGAGTGATGGAGTCCGTGCAAACGAGCGTCACCGCAACCGCGCCATTGGCCGACGCGGGGACGTCAATGGTGGTCTGCCAGCCGGTGAGGGTTTGGCTGCCACTGTAGAGGGGTTGGGCCAGCGATGGGGAGTTGAGTACCACCGTTATTTTGCCCGCGAAGTACCCGCCAAACGGCGTGCGCACGGTGTCGGAGATAGTGCAGTCGGTGCCATAGGCGAGGCCCATGGCTCCAAGGAAAAGTAGTGCGATCTTCTTGGTAATTGTCATAGTCGAAACCCTTTCGTTCACCGCAACCGCTCCCACTCCCGGCAGACCGCCCGCCACTGCTTGAGGTCGATCACGCCAACTTTCAGGCGTTCGACATACTCATTCCAGAGCCCGGCGAAGCGGTTCATGGCTTGCTCGCTGACGGGTGGCGGTTTGTCCGCGTCAGCGGCGGCGAGAAAAAATAATGCGCGGCGGGTCATTTTGTTGTTGACAGCATAAGCGGTTATGCTAATATTGAGTTATGAACAGCGCGAAACGAGATAAAACCTACGCTTACGTGACCACCGGCTCCTGCGTTCGCATGGACGCCGTTAAGCCCGGGTCCTTCATTGGCCGAAATGAAGTTCCGGTTTCCAAGCACGGCGACTATTACAAGTGGGCTTGGGGAAAGAAAGACACGCTGGCCGCTATTCGCAACGGTGGATCAGAACACGACCGCAACGCCGCCCGTGCAGTGGCGCAGTTGCTGGGGTGGGCGCGATGACCCCGAAAAACCCCGCCGCCGTTGAAATCGGGAGGCTTGGCGGCATTGTCAAAAACCCCCGCAAGGGATTCGGCTCGATGTCGCCAGAACGCCGAGCTGAATCAATGGCGAAGTCGCTTGCTACGCGGCGGGCAAAGAGCGCCGCTTCAGCGCCACCAACGCCGCCGCAACGTCCCTAATCCATGGCTCGTGCGCCTGGTCCGTGCAGCCGCTGCGGACGTGGAGGAGTTCATGGACCAACAGCGCCTCCGGGTCGTCCAGGTCGCCCGTGTTGATTTTGATTTGCCAGCCGTTTTCGAGCGCCAAGTACCACTCGGTAAGCATCGCTACGCCCTGCGGCATCCGGCGCGCGGGCAGGAATACCAGCGTTGGCGGCGTGGTGATTCCGAGGATGACACACCACTCGCCCAACATCAGCGCCCAGCGTTCGCGGGTCATGCGGCAACAGCCTCCAGCCGGAAGTCGGCGGAGTTCTGCCCGTGCCGATACTCGGGCGTGATTCGCAACCACCAGCCGCCCTTAGGCCGCGCGGCGCGGCCGCGCTCAACGTGCCAGCCGCCGTCGCCGTCTTCGTCTTTGTAGCAGGAGCCGCGAAGCATAAGCTGATGGCGCCGTTCGCAGGTGCCCTTTGCGCTCACGCCGACGATTACGTTTTCGTCCATGTTGCGGCGGTGGATGTGCCCAGCATAGTAGACATCCGCCGAGTACATCCCGCGCGTTCGGTTCCAGTCGATGAAGCCGCGCGTGACTTCGCCGCCGCCGCCGCTGCCGTGGTGGAAGTGGAGTAGGAAAGTCCGCACGGTGTTGCCATACTGCGCCGCGATGCGGACGAACCCGGTGTAGCCAAGCTTTTGAACCGGGCTTCCGGCTTGCCGTAGACGGTCCACGAGGCGCTCTACGAGGTCGGTTTGGTGGTGAGTCTGAATCGACGTTTCGTGGTTGCCGTAGCCGATGGCCGCGATCTGCGCGGCGTAGGGCGAGTACAGCCGCTCATGGTAGCGGACCAGCTCGTCCAGGTAGTTCGCTCCGCGCAACTCCTCCCGCAATTGCCGCGGGTCCGCTCGCTTGTCCCAGCGCCCTTGCATTGCGCAGTAGGTGTCGCCGAACTTGAGGACCGGCGCGCCGCGCTCAACGGCTTCGGCCATGTGGCGCCGGATGAGGTCGAGATCGCTGTGCTGATTATCCGCGTGCTCGTCAGATTGCAGGAGCACCCACCGCTCATCATTGACGCTGGCGAACTTCTCCAGGCGAAGAGTTGCCACCATGTCAGAGTCTCGCGTGATCGACCATTTCTGAGTCATTTGCCCCCGTGATTCGCCAGCCACATCGCCCCGGCCCCGATGATAGAGGCCGGAATCGACGAGATGAGCGCGATAAACTTCCACGCCCCGCGCTGCTCGGCCCGGTCGTTTTCGAGTGAGGAAAGGCGGTCTTCGGACTTGCCAACGCGCCCGTTGAGGCGCGCTAAATGCTCGGCGATGCTTTTGAGCTGTTCAGTCTGGACAGCTTGCGACGTAGTGAGGCCACTTACGTCTGAGCGGACATCTTCGAGGGTATCGGCAATACGTTCGAGTTGTTCCAATTCATTCTCCGGCATTGGAGTTTTCACTTCTCGGGCGGTGGTGCTTCCGGTTTAATGGGCGATTGCTTCAGATACCCCGCCACGGCCACAGCGGCCCCAATTGCGGCCTTAGCGGCAAGTTGCTTGGGGTGAGTTGTGCCGTCGAACATCAGCGCGTCAGAAGCCGCCGTAGCGGCCCCGCCGAGCGCGGCGGCAAGAATGGCTTTCCATGCGGTTCGCATTACCGGCCCCCGAGGAAGCCACCGTCACGCAGCGCCGCGATGACGCTATCGGGCGACAGCGCCAACAGCGTCTCGTCCGCGCTGTAGCGGATGCCCGGAGAGAGGAACTTGGGGAAGTGATACAGGTCGAACGTCCAGTTCCCGCCCTGGTTGGCAACGGTGACGCGCTCCACGATGGGGTCAATGGCACCGGCCGCCTTGATCTTCGCCAGCGCGGCGCGGAGGACTTCGTTTGTCGGCGGGATGTCGCTGTACAGCGTTGCCACACCGAGCCGTTGCAACTTGGCCGTTGCCTGCTCGCGGTACTTCGTGGCGGCGTCCTTGGCTTCGTCCGCCCGGGCGGCGTTCAGCGCGTCGATGGATTCGCCGCCGCTGTTTAGCTTGGCGGTTTGGGCGTCAGGCCCGAGATGGTTACTCATGGTTTTTGTCCTTGATCTGCTCGAATTCCACACGCCCGAACTCCAGTTCAAGCGCCTTGATTTCCTTTAGCGCGTCTTTGTCCAGCGGGATAGCCCACGGACCACCGACGCGCTTTCCATCCACGGCCGCATCTACGGCAGCGGTGCGGAGCTTCACTCCTCCACCGCCCGATACACCTTGACGGCCACCGCCGCATGATCCACGCCGTCGAATTGAACCAGCGCAATCAGCCGCCCCCAGGCGTCACGGATGAGATCGGCGAATTTTGCCACGCCATCGACGGTCACGCGCACGGCGTCGCCCTCGCGGATGTGGACGAGCACCTGCGTGACACGCCCGGTGGGCCAGGGGAATTGCGGAGCTTGCGCGCGCAGCCGGTCGTAATCCACGCAGGACACTTGCACGAGGTCGATATTGGCGGTTGCGTTTTGCTTGTCAATGCCGCAGATCGACTCGCCCCGCAGCGCCGCAATTGCCAATAAAATGGCTGGGATCAGCTTGGGCGAGATCATTTCTTCACTTCTGCCGGCGGCGGTGCGAGAAGCACCAGTTGGCCGGCTCCGTTGATGTCGCATTTCTGCGATCCGAAAACCCGCTGGCATTCTTCGGATTTGACCGCCTCGTATTGAGCGGCCAGGTCTTTTTGCTGGTCGGCAAGTTTTTTGGACTCGCCGACTATGGTGCCGAGCGCGATCCGCGCGGCGGTGGACAGTTCGGGCTTCGGTTTCGGCTGTTCGGCCGCCGCAAGCAGGCCCAGGCTTGCGATGAGTGTGATGGTGCGCATAAAGTCGTGAGCGAGTGTTTTCGCACACTCGCGGAAGCGCCCGCGCGGGAGAGGGCACGCGGGGAGGTTTAGCAGGTGCCGCCAGTCATGATGCCAGCGGAAAATGTAAGCGTGCAATCCGAGGCTCCGCCAGATGCGCGCACGGTTTTGGTTCCGCTAAATGCGGTGCCACTTGGCGGGGTGATTGTTCCCGTGATATCCAGATCGGCCGTCCAGGTTTTCGTCCATCGCTTCGTGCTGCCGCCTAGATTGGCCGATGCGCTGGCGTCGGGGATCAGGTTTGTGTATACGGTCACAGTGTCCGCGTGGATGTTGTTCCAAAGGAAAGAGGACGAGCCGATCACATACACCGCTGATGTGGTCGGAATGAGGTCGCCGGTGATAGTGCTATTCAGCACAAGCGCGGAGCCGTTGAATGTTTGCGTTTGCGTGAATGTCTGCGCAATGTCCGTTCCGGCAAGCGTATAAGATGCGTTCTGCGGTGTCAGCGTGCGGGTGGTGCCTGTGGTGAACCCGTCCACCTCAAACCGTAGTAGCTTGGTAGCGTCGGCAGAGCCTTTGACAACGTTTGTCGTGTCGGCCACTGGAAGCGATGACGCAGCGGGAGCGGCGCACGCAAGGTTGCCGGAACCGTCAGCCGTCCACACGTCACCAGACGAGCACGTGCGCCCATCGGTAAATGTTGCGCCGCTTTGGATTGTGATTGACGAACCAGACGAAGCAAAGGCCGAGCCGTAAATTGTCCATCCGGTTGCGTATAAGCGGCGCAGCTTGTTTGACGACGTGCCGAAGTCATAAGTCGCATCGGCGGCAAACGTAGAGGAAGCGCCGAACGCGACACCAGCGGACGCAGTGATTAACCCGGAGAAGCCGCCCGTGCCGATGTTTGACAGGTTGCGGGAGGCGTCTATAACGGTCGTGCCGCTCACCCGATACGCTGGGCTCCCGGTTGCGTTGATGACCGCCGCCGAAAGGTTGCCGGTGATGTTGGCCGCGCCGCTGAGATCCATGGAGGCCCCGTTTATTTCGTCCCAGCGCTGCGTAATTTTGCCGAGATCGCGGACGTTGGCCGTTGAATCTGGCAGCAAGTCGGTATAGATTGTCGTCGTTGCAACTGGCGAACCGGATGCAATCTTGTCCGCGCGCCAAACGGTGTTTCCTCCGTTGTCGCGCAAGTAAAAATACGAGTTTTGGCCAGCGCCAACACCGCTCATCACGACGTTCAGATCCCAGTAGGAGGCCCCCGTGGATGAGCCGGTGTTATCGAAGAGTTGGATTTTGCGCGTCTGGAGATAATCGCCAGTACCACCAGCGAGAGCCGTGTCGACGATCTTCCCGTAGATGCCACGAACGCGAAGCGGCGATGTCAGGTTGCCAATGTCGTAGGTATCCGTTGTTTCCGGCGTCAGCATCCCGCTGGCATTGAGTCGCCATCGCCCAGCCGAATCAGACGCGAAAATGAGCGGAGATGAGGTATAGGTGCCCAACACTGAAAACGAGCTTTCCGCGTACAGTTGCAGCGACGAGGAAGCCGTACCGTGCTTCAATTCCAAAATGCCAGACGCGCCGGATGCGCCTTTAACTAACAGCGTAGACGTGTTGGGAGATGATCCAATAGCCACGTTCCCAGCGCTGCGGTATACATCGCTTCCACTGACCGTCCAAGGCTGGTAGCCGCTCGCCTGGTCCTGACACTGCCACGTGCTATTGATTCTCGTTGCGACCGCGCCTGAGCCACTTCCAGCGCAAGCGGTGGTGCTTTGCTTGCAATCGCTGCAATAGACGCGCGAGGAGTTGGCAACGGTCAGGCCAGATAGGTCTGCGTAGGCGACTGTGATTTGATCTTGCAAAACTGTATCGCTTACGGCTGATGTAACCTGCGCTGTGTCGTTGTAGCGGAACGTGTTGCCAGTTAGCGTGACTGCCGACGCGCCGGATTCGATGGCGATGGCGGTCTTGCTGCCGATAACCTGGTTGTCCGTGACGCTGACCGTTGAGCCACCAGACAAGCGAATGCCATACGTGCCCGTCGTGGCCTGCGGAGACTGAATGTTATTCCCGCGAATGGACAGGAAGTTTGCGCCGCTGGAGGCGATGCTGATGGCTTCGAGATTGGCAACGCCGCTCCAATTGGAGAAAAAGTTGTGCTCAATCTGTCCGTTTTGGAATTGTACCGGCCCCTCCCAGCGGATGCCTTTGGTCGTGTTTGCACCACTGTCGAAGTTGTTGGAACTAATCTGAAGCTGTGAGGTGATGTTTACGTAATAGTCAGTGGTCGAAATCGTCCCAATCGGCGATGACGTGGTGATCTGCGTATCGCTATCGACTGATGCGATTGTGGCCGCTGTGCTGCCAAGGTAGATAGTTTGGCCAGCGAGAATGGCGCGGAACTTGTTCCCGCTCTGCCAGGTGACAGTAGAGCCGGAACTGCTGGCGGTGCCGTACTTCGGCTGTAAATGCACCTGCGTGGTGTAGCCGTTGAAGTTGTTGTGCTTGAGTTGCAGCGCTCCGGGTCCGTTCCATAACAAACCATACGTGCAAGTTGCGCCGCAAGTGAAGATATTGCCGTGGATTAGTCCAACTCCCTGGTCGCCGTTGGTCAAGTTTTCGACGTGGATCGCGCTGGTTGCAGAGGTCAAGTTCAGGAAGTGGTTTTTTGAGATCACCCACCCGCTAATCGTTGCCGCGTGGATGGATTTGTCGAACGAGGAAAACCAGTTGCCTTCGATCAGCCCTCCGTAGTTGCTGCCGTCTGGGTTGTCAGCATAGATGGCTGTGTTGCCCGTCGTGGCGTAGGCATTGGTGAACAGGCAATTCTTCACGCGAATGCCGGTAGGCGCTGCCGTGTGAATCACCTTGAGATTATTGACGCGCGGGATCAGCCCAGCGCCCAAGGATTCACACTCGATCAACACCGCACGGTCCTCCGTGTAAATCGGAGAGTAAATGCTGTACGATCCAATGGCCGCTCGCGCCCGTACATGCAGCCCATCCGCCACACTGAGAATCGCTTCCTGAAAGCCAGCCGATGCAGACGTAGCGATGGCGTTGGTATACGTGCCTGTCACGCCAGTGGCGACAATCGTTCCAGAACCGCCGCGCGTGCAGGTGCCACTGCCGTCAGATGTGGCAAGTTCGTAGGTCGTCGGGGTGGAGGACTCGTAGACGCGGTAAACGAAAATGGTGTCTGAGCCGGATGCAGGGCAGGACGTGCCAGAAAACGTCAGCGTGATAGCACTAGACCCACTTCGCGCGCCAATCGTCTGTGTCCAGTTGTAATCGGATACAAGCCGCTCTGGTGTGCAAGACTCCCATGACCACTGACCAGCGCCATCGGTCTTCAGGCATTGGTTGTCAGTGCCGTCCGCACCGGGAAGCGTCCACACAGTGTTTGCCGCTACAGATTGCGGCGCTTTGATGCCCACGTAGTTCGTGCCGTTTGTGCGGCGCTCTTGCATCCGCAATTCGCCCGTAGCGCTGCCGGCTGACTGCGTGATAGTGAGAGGCGTCTGCGCTTGCGGAAACGCCGCCACGGCCGCCAGGACGAAAAGTATGAGGAGTTTATTCATTAGGACATCTCGCGTGCAAACGACATCGGCCACCATAAGCCATCGCCACGACCGACAAACGGAAACGCTATTTCCATATTTTCAACTGCCGGTATTGCGGTGTTGACGATTTGGCTAAACTGCGTGGCGTCAAAGCTGATGGTGTATGGACCAGCGCCCTGCTTGATAAACACAACCATCGTTGCGCCGCTGGTCGCTGGGATTGGAGAGGTGATCGTTGTGTTTGCCGTCAGCTTTGCGGGCTCGTAGACGTAGGTACCAGCGCCGCCAGTCGATGAAGCGATAGAACCGCTGCCGGTGATGTTTCCACCGCCGCCTGGGGTGTCGCGGAAAACGTCAACATAGTTGCGCAGCACAGGCCCGCTAACGGCTTCAACCTTCACAACCCAGCGCGCCTGGTGGACGTCGTTGATTCGCAGTTGCAGCGTGACGGAGCGGACTAAGTAGGTGCCAGCGCAATTGTAGCCAGTGAGCGAAACGGTGAGCGTTTGGCCTGGTTCGATGTTGATTGCTTCCGGTTCCAGCCGCGTGTCAGTTTCAAACACCATCACCACGGACAGGGACGAATAGCGATCAACGTAGGCATCGGCGACGGCTTGTGCATTGGCGCGCGTCAGCTTGCTATCCAGCGTCAGCAGCTTGTGATAGATACCGCTGTTGTTTTCTGCGGTGGCGCGGTCGCTGATGCTGGTCGTGTTGGCGGCCGAAACCAGAATAGACTCGGTGCCAACGTAGGTAACCATCAGGACCACGCCTGAGCCAAGCGGCGTGTCCGTGTCTTCCTGGCGGATCTCGGTTGATCCTTCCTGCCAGTACCAATCTTTCCCAGTATCCACGCCGATGATTCCGACCGTCTGCGCCACGGCTGGCGAGCCGACGAAGATTTCAGGAGCCTGCGCCAACGGGTACCCAACGTTAAAGCTCTGCGTTGCCCCGTCGCCGGTGAAGTTTTCGGTGTCGGGATCGCGGAGCGCGTTGGCTACCTTGATCGTGACGCGATTACAGAAGTCCTCGCGTGTCTCGCGGGTGGTGATTTTGTTGACGTTTGCGCCGGTCGTAATGCTTACCGGGCAGGCGTTCGAGGAGGTCTGGAAATATGAGAGTGTGCCGTCAGGTTTGACGTAGTACTCGTAACCTGGCGACAGGTTTACGACGGAATCGGCCGCATCCTTGGCGGTCGGGTAGTCCCACACTAGAGACTCGATGGTTGGCCCGGTTGCGATGCCGGATGGAGAGGCGATGGAGATGTCTCCAGATAGGCTATTCGCCACCAATTGCCCGAGGATGTAGCCCGCCGTTTTGCCGGTGAACTCGTAGTAGCCAGCCAGGCGCCGCTCCAGTCGATCCGCCTTGCCCACGCACGCGCAGTTGGTTTCCAACGTGGCGATGCTGGTGCGGCGCCGGATACGCTCAACTTCGGAGATCGATCCACCGAACAGCGTCACTGTCGGCCCGTTGAGGTCGTCCTGCACTTCGACCAGATTGCCTACGCCCGGCAGGAATGAGCCGGCCGGGTCGATGGTGCGAATCGTGGCCGTGGGAATCGTGCGGAGTGCCTTGGTAATCGTCACCCCGTCACGCCCCGTCAAGGCGTTGCGTGTGGTCGATTGGATAAGGACGGAAACGCCCATTAAAGCCCTTGCGCTTTCAACCAGCGGGCTTGTTTTTGCATGAAGTCTTCAAAGGCTGAATCGGTCAGGAAGTAGGCCCCGGCAAAGTTGTTCTGCACGGCTCCGCCGCCAGCCACACCCATACCGCGCTGCTCCATGCGGATTAGGGATTCCCAGCAAGTCTTCATATAAGGCCAGTATTCATTGGCTTTGTTGAGGGTGTTGAGGAGGTGGATTTGACTGTAGCGGACTTCGTGCTCGATGAGATCGAGCGTTTTGTTCATGCCCATCATCTGGAAATTGCCGACGATACCGGAAATAAGAGAGCCAACCGCGGCCACTGCGGAAACCATGCCAGTGACGCCACCCGCCGCCGCCGATGCAGCGCCGCCGATGCCGCCAGCCGAAGACCCGCCCAGGTCGCCCATTCCTCCCGATACGGACTTAACTACGCCCGTGCCGCCGCCGAACACCTTGCCAAAGATGCCGCCGACTTCCAGCAGCCGCGTGGACAGATTTTTCAACGCGCCCTCAATCAGTTCGCGCGTGATAGCCTGCCCTGCCTGCTTCGCCACCTTCTGGAGCATATCTCCCATCTTGCCGCCCTCGAAGATGATGCCGGCGATGCCGCGGGAGAGGTCGGTGACGACGGTGGACACCTGGCGCATGGCAGCTTTTCCAGCCGCGCCTACCTGCTTGTAGCGTTCTTTGATTGCATCAGCTTGCTCGCGCGTCAACATGCCTTCCGGTCCGATATTGCGGCCTGACCGCTTGAACGCGTCAAAATCACCCGGCATTGGCGCTGACAGCTTGGGGTCGATGCCACTGTTAATTACGTCTTTAACTTTCGGCAGCTTTGAAAAATCAATGCGGTTGAGGTTGCCCAGGTCTGGAGCGTCGGAAAGTTGGCGATAGGATTGAAACAGGATATCGAGCGACCGAGCAGCCTTCAATGCAGCGTCAGCCGTGACCACGCCGTAGCGGTCCATGATGTCGGCCAGTTTGCCGATTTGCTCTTGCTTTTGCTGCGCGGCGTCCTTCATGCGCTCAAATAGCGCCAGTAGATCGGCGGAAGGCAGCTTTGCCATCTCCATGGCCTTAGCGTGCTTCGTGACGGCTTCGGCCGCTTTTCCGTGTTCCTCGCCCAATCCTTTGATGACCGGCTTTGATGCGGTGCCCTGCACGGTCGTGGATTCCATGCCAGACGCAAGCCGCCGCAGTTCGGCTGAAAAGTCTTCAGCAGACAATTTTCCGGCCCGGTACTGCAACTCAAGCGCGCCCACTTCAGGGTGTTGCTTGCGCACGCGGTCCAATAGCTTTTCAATCGAAAACGCCAGGCTATTGGTGGACGTGTCCAGCTTGGATTGCGCCGCGTAGAGTTCGTAAAACGCACTGACAAGCGTGCCGACGGAGTACACTGCAACAGCGGCCCCTGCTACCCACGCGCCAGCCATCAGGCCAACAGCCGCAGATGTGGCCGCGCCATACGTTCCGAGGGTGGTGGCGAATCCAGCTACGGCAGTTCCGATAGTGCCCGCCGCCCCGGCGATGACGCCGAAGTTAGTGATGATGGTACCAACAGCCGTTACAACAAGCGGAGCAGTGACAAGAAACGCGCCGAAGGCCAGCCCGATTTGCTGCACCGGCTTCGGCATGTCCGCGAAGCCTTTGGCAAAGTCTGCCACGGTCTTCAGCCCATCAGACATATACCCAATCATGTCCTTGATGGCGGGGGCAAGTTGATCGCCAACGGCGGCGGCGGTCTTCTGGAACTCCTGGCCTAAATTTTCGATTTCCGTCTTGAGCCCCGGCGCAACCTTCTGCGCTTCGTTCAAGCGGTTGATGAGAACGGTTACAAACTGCTCGGAGTTGACGCCCAGCTTTTCGAGGGCAGTGGCGGGGTCGGCAAGAGCGGCGGAGCCAAACTCTTCGCGGATGATCTTGGCCGCTTGCGGGACGCGCTCCAGGATAATCCGCAGATTATCCATAGTGACCTTCTGGCGGCCGAAGGTCTGCCCGAGTTGGCGTAGCGCCTCGTTCGTATCGTCAGCAGAGCCGCCAGACGAGCCGATGGCGTTGGAAAAACCACGCATTGCCTTTTCCGCCAGTTCTGCTGAGAGTCCGTAGTTTTGCAGGCGGATTGAACCGCGAACGGCTTCCTCTAAGCCGATAGCCGGTAGCTTGGCGATTTCCTCCAGGCGGGCAAACTGTTTCGACGCTTCCGACGCACTGCCCGTAGTTGTGACAAGCGCACGGCGCAAGGAGTCCATGTCAGCCGAGGCTTTGACGGCAACGCCACCAAGGGCCAGCAGTGGCGCGCTCAGGCCAACCGATAGCGTTGATCCCAGCGAACTGATGGAGCCGCCGACTTTATCCGCACGCGAGGCAATGGAGTTGAGGTCGCGCGTAAGCGAATCCGCGACTCCCTTAAACCCACTTGCGTCCCCGGTGATTTTGACGATTAGGCTAGCCATTGAATAGTCTGATTGCGTCCTTGTAGGCGGTTACGAGTGTTGAGATTGCGCGGGATTTCGTGTTGCGGATGGCGCTGGAAAAGAACCGCGTGCCGCGGTGGTAGCGCGTGCCGGATTCAAAAATGCGGCCCAGCGAAATGCCGAGCCCGTTGGTTGCCGTGGTGCCATTCTTCCGAGTTGATCCGGCACCCCACACGCGGTAGATACTGCGATCTAGGCGCGGTGGGGCACCGGTTCTGACGCCCACAAGCGATGAGCGTTTTTGCGCTTTCGTGCGGCCTGCGTCGAGATCAGCAAAGGCAAAGGTGGCGGCGGTAACGCGGCGTGATTTTCCGCCAATCGCAGAGCGCGCCGCATCCCGAAGAATCATGGATGCCTGCGCAAATCCGTACTTGACGATGGCGAGGCCGCGCTGGTACTTCTCAACGCGGCCATCAGCCAACAGCATAGACGACAGTTCGGAAAAGCTGGTCTGAACGGCTTTGAGCCCTTGGACTTCAACGCGCCATCGGCCCGCGCGTGTGATTACGTTCCGAGGTGTCGCCATTTGCCTTTGCTTTCGTCGTGGACAGGTCCATTAGTTGCCCAGGTGTCAGGCTCCAGAATTCGGGCTCTGCGATTCCAAGGTGGATTCGGGAGTTTGCCCAGAGTTGAGTCCACCACTGGTCACGGCTAAAGGGTCGGCTGGTGCCTCTTCCTCTTCCGCAACACCCCAAATAGCCCGCAGTTGAGGACGCAGCCGGTCGGTGGCCTTCTGGAGCTTGACCAGAAAATACTCGCGCTGGTCGCCGACGACGGCCGCCATGCACTCGGTAAGTGTGGCGGTGGGAATATCGTGCGGCTTGAGCATGGCATACAAAAGCACGCCGCGTTGATAGGCTTCCGGCTTCTGCCAAAGCATCGCCGGAGCCGGGTAGACAATGGCAACCCCTGCCTCGCCCTCGACCAGCGCAAGCTGGCCGAGAGTGAGATCGCAGGGATATAGCTTTCCGCGCCAGCCGACTTCGATTGGCGGGTTGATTGGATTGATCATATGGTTTACGGGACGGTGCTAACGGCTCCGGTAATCGTGACAACCACGGAAACCATGCGGGCGGAGCCCTTGGCGGCCGAGCGATTCCACTGGGTCACATAGCCGGTGAAGTACTCATCGCAGGCCCCGGTGTTGTCGTGGCGGTCACGGAAGTACAGGAGTGTCTGGTTGTTGTATGCCGCAAGCAGTGCGGCGTGCTGCGTGTCATCCGGGTCAATGGCAACGTCAAAGGAGACGTTCTGTTCGCCGGGGATGTCAGCGATGAATTCGTAGGCGCTGGCCGAAATTGGCGTCACGTCGATGCGCGGCCGTTCGGAGCCGCCGTAGGAGTACCCCATGACATATGGGATGGTGGTATAGGTGACCGGGCTGGAGCTACCAAATTGGAGCAACGAGCCGGCGGCGCTGTAGGCTTGAGGCATACGGTTCCTTTCCGCCGTTCGGCGGTAGCTAGTGGGTTATGGGTTGCGCGCGGTTAGCGCGTATGAACTGAGAACGAGCGTGCTTCACCAGCCACGCCCAGCTCTACGAGGTCGTCGGAAATCAGGTCTTCCTCGCCGGTCGGGTCGATTTTGGCCGTCAGCGCGTCGCCGGTGACAGGGCTGGTAAGAGGCAAAGACAGCCATGCGGTGCCGTATATCGAAAGGTCGGATGAAACGGCGTCGGCAAGGTCTGCGGCGGCTTCCTGCGTCTTTGCAAAGCAGCCTACCTGAATATCGGTAATGCTCGGGTCCGCGGTGAAGGTGAGCCCTTGGATAATCGGGCGCTTCGCGGTTTTGCTGATGCGGACCAGCGGGAATTGCGGATTTTTGGGGAGGAGGTTCCAATACACCCGCGTGCCGCACAGCGCGTAGGTTGCGCTACTTGTTTGCGCCAATTGCCGCGTGATGGCTTCCTGCACTCTCATAACTTCGCCCCTTCATCCTCGACAACGTACAGGTGCAACTCGCGCCCGCGCCGCTCTGGCTCGTCAATCCCCACGATGCGCTGGTATTGCGTGGTGCCACTGCGGTCAGTGAAGCTCACGCGGAAATCTTCAGCGAGCGATGGAATCCACGGGATCTCCCAAACGCCCGATGCACGCGAGAAGCGCCCGCCCTCCATGACCGCCTCCGTGTACGAGGTCTTGCGCCACATGCCTCGCACTTGCGTGCTAGTGCCGTTCCAAGCCGGCTGAAAGTCTCCACCGTCGCCACGTGCGCCGCTTGATGCGGTGATCGTGAGCAACTGCGTGAATCGGCCAGGGTTGCCCTTGTGACGTTGGCGATTGGTCATACGATTTCACGGCGGCCGATTTCCAAGAGCGACAGCATGAACGGGTAATTCTGCACTGCCGACGCGCCCAGTTCAGCGGGCACTCGGTTGGCGTCCCACAGGGAGATCAGCGCAAGAATGCCTTGCTTCAGCCTGCTCGGGATCGCTGGCGGCGTCACAGTAAATTGGATCTCAATTGCCGAAGACGGCCACAGTTCAGCCGTGGGCCATGTGCCATTGCTCACAGGTGTCAGGATGCCCAAAGCCGAATCAAACTCGTAATCGGTGCCAGAAACCATCGTCACGTAGTCGCCATCGCTTTTGCGGTAGCGGAAGGTGGTCACGGCGGTGGTGTTGTCGCGCAAAGTGATGAAATAGTCGTCAAACGACGACAGAAACAAATCCCATTGCTTCGTCACGATGTCACGCTGCTGGCACGCTTCAGCGACCTCGCGGGCGGCTGGCAGGTAGGCCTGAAGAAGCGTGTCGCGCGAGGTATCGGCGTCTGGGATGCCCAGCGCTTCGCGCACTTCCGACAGCGTTACCGGCTCGGTTGGCGATTGGACCGGCGAGGTGACGGTAAGTTTTAGGATTGTGCTCATGCCACTCCAAAGAGGTCAAGTCCGCCAAAGTGCGACGGCCCGTATTGCGCCACCAGTTCCCGCGTCGCCTGTTCCTGCCACGGTTCCGCGTCGATGTCGCAGTGGGGCATAAGGTCGGCATACGGCGCCCACCATTCGGCGGGCGTCGGCTGTCTAGTAATTCCGGCCAGCGACGGCGCCATATTGTAAAGCGCGTCGATGTCGCGAATGGATTTGTTCGGGTACTTCACCCGCTCTGATGCCTTGTACAGCGCGTGCTTTGCGAGTAGGCGGCGACGGCTGGCAAATTGAAGATGGAGTAGTCCGCCGCCGTTGATATAACTGGCCTGCGCTGCGCCATACGGACTGCGCTGGTGGTGGTCGTAGCCGTTGCGGGCCTCCCAGCAGAGGCGGCCATGATCGCCGAAGGCCACGATGGTTCCCGCGTCGGTGCCCCACGGGCCACGCTCAGCGCGGTACTGGTCTAGCCCGTCGATGATGTTTCTGAATTTGATGGCGGCGAACTGCTTGGGTGCCAGGTGCGCCACATGGTCGCGCATGGCGGGCAGCGTGTCGCCCGCGATAATCTCGTCAGCGTCCACCACGGCGATGTGCGTGGCGTCGAGGCATCGCGCGTACTCCAGCAGCCGTTGCCGATGGTGCATCTCGCGCCAGATCGTCTCGGCTTCGTGGATGACGTGCACGCGCCCCGGATATTCAGCCGCTACGGCCTCTAGGATTGACCCAGAGGCGTCCGTGCAAGCGTGGAGGAGGAACACGGCATCATCGCACCATTGAAGCAGCGCGCGGGCTGTGAGGCCCAGGCACCATGCTTCATTACGGACGGGCTGGATGTTAACGAGCCGCAACGATGTTCTCCCCGGTCACGTGAAAATTGACGTAGCCGCGACGGCGGGCGGCGGATTCTATCTGTGGAGCGTAACCGTCGTGCTCAACGCAAAAGCACTGCGGAAGCATTTCGTCGGGCTGTTCGAGGAGCTGGGTCGCGAGTTCGACGGATTGGCCTTCGGCGTCAATATCAATAAAGTCGAAGCGCCCGAACTCCTCGAAAATTGCGGCAAGGGTCATCGACGGGACCACCAAGGGCCCGAGGTACTGCGTCAGCGGGTCAGTCTGCCAGAGCGAGTAAACTTTGTGATCCGAGGTGGACACCGGGTAGTCGGTCACCTGCATGGTGATGCGCTTGCCGTGGGCGGTGACGGCGGCCTGGAGCAGCGTGATTTTGTCGTTGTGGCCGTACTCGCCAAGCAAAACCCGCATCGGTCCCGGCGATGGCTCAACCAGCACAGCGTCCCAGCCTTTTTCAATCAACGCGCGGGAGTTGGAGAGGTTCGTCGGCCACCATGCACCGATGTCCAGCACGCGACCATGCTCGGGCGTCCATTTGAGGATGTACCACTCCTCGTCATTCTGGCTAAACATTCCGGTATCGGCTCCCTTGCAACGACTTCGGGCGGGCTGGGTCTTGTTGGATGAACAGCTGCGGGTAGAGTTCCCAGTCTTGCTGGTGCTCGTTCCCGAACGCGCACGCTTCGCGGTACAGCTTCAGGCCGTACTTGTGGCAGAGGTTGGTGTAGATGGCCTGCTCGGTGCGGTGCTCGCGGAATCCGGGATGCTCCGGCGCCAGCATGGACGGCTCGAAGGTCTGGCAAACCGGATCGAGGCAGTAATACTGCCATTCAGCCAGGAATGTGTCTACCAACGGTTTACCCTTTTCAAACAGCATGAACCGAGCAACAGCGGTGGGCGCTTCCAAGTACTCTGGTGTATCCATGCCCATCTGAATCATGCAATCCCGCTTGTTCCATTCGCGGTTCTTGAATGGCAAACGGCCAGCGGTGGCGGCGAAGGCCATGATGCCGCCGATGCGGGAGCACTCCTCGTACAGGACGGTCAGGTCGGCAATGGGGTACGTGTCGGCGTCTACAAACATCACAATATCGCCATCTGACACCCTGGAAAGCGCATTCTGTATACAAAATGGCTTCCACGAAAACCATCCAAAACCACGCCTCCCATTAGGGTTACCTACGCCGCGATGCGTAAATAGATACTGGAACTCCGGCGTTGAGAAAAACGGTTGCTCTGTCAACCATTTGTCGTCATAGATCAGGAGTTCATCTACGCCCAGCCGAAGCGCGTCACGCATGACTACCGCCGTGATCTCATCATAGGCCGCTCCGCCAAAAGTTATGTAGGTTTTCCGCATGTTACGTTGTATAATTAGACATGAGACGAATTGAACTTGCCGGGCTTAAATTTGGACGATTAACGGTATTGGGCGTCAGTCAGAGGCGAGGCCGGCGGACAAGCGTGATTTGGGAGTGCGCTTGCGACTGTGGAGTAAAGCCTGTATTCGCCGCCGCCGCCGAACTTCGCCGTGGATGTACGAAAAGTTGCGGGTGCCTTCGACGCGAAACCGCGATTAAGCAGGAAACGATTCACGGTAAATCGAAAACCCAAATGTATGGCCTGTGGAATGCTATGAAGCAGCGATGTTATAACCCGAACTCCGACCGCTTTGAGTTTTACGGCGCACGGGGTATCACCGTTTGCGATGAATGGAAAAACGATTTCAATAAGTTTCTGTCCGATGTAGGCCCGAAACCCGTAGGGAAGACGCTTGACCGGATTGACAACAACGGGCCGTATGCGCCTGGAAACATTCGGTGGGCGACTCAAAAAGAACAGCAAGCCAATCAGCGTCCGGTTTCAACCGAGAGGAGGTCGGCTGCCAGGAAGGCCGCTTGGGATAAGCGAAAGGCTAGTGAGTCGGTTCATACCGGGTAACTTTCAGCAAATCCACTGGCGCGATGCCGATTGAACAGCGCGAGGCTTTCGTCCCAGTGCCGTTGCGTGTTGACCTGCGCCAAGTACGGCGGCATTGGCTTTTTCTCGCGTGCCCAGTGTCGATGCTCGTGGCTGATGTCTTTGCGCTGCCACAGGCACTTTTGAGCCTTTGCGGCCTCTTGTAAATGCTGGTCTACGTGCATGTGGAAGTAGTCGGGATGCAGCGGCCCAGCACCTTTATTGGCCTTTAGGCACCACTCGCGTCCCATCCAAGGGCTACCACAGATACGCTCGATTCCGCCCCAGGCGTCGCCAATCGGCTGCATGACGCCGTAGGTGCCAAACAGGCTTTCCGCGTCCCCGTGGTCAAGTATGTCTCCCTTCCCAAACCGGCGCGAGCATTCGCGCGCGATCTGGTCCGGGTGCTTCAACTTGTCCGGGAAAACGTCGTCTCCGCCAGTTACGACCCATTCGCATCCGGGGTCCATCGCAAGAACGGTTTGAGCAAGGGCATTAACCGCTTGAGCGTAGCCCGGATAAGGCGCGTAAATTGCGAAGTCAGCGTCTACCGGCTGCGCGTCGGCATCGCGCCACACGGCCACCTTATAGCCCATGCGCCGCCATTCGTTGATGCAGTCTTGCGCATCACGCGCTGGCTTGGCGCTCGGGATCACATACCAGACGGCCATTGGTACCCCTTCGGAAGTTCAGACATTGAGCACTTGGTTTTCAAGATGCGCTGCGAGGTGTGCTTGTCGTGGACGCTGGCCACCATCAAGCCGTAGCCGTCGATGTGGACTTTGCTTTTGCAGCCCTGCAGGAACATCGAATCTTCGCCCTCGTGAGCCACGGGAGCAAAGCGCGATTTCATCCAATAGTCGCGGCGGTAGAGCAGGCCAGAGCCAATGCCAAACATCGGATCGGCGTCGATCTTGTAGGCTTGCGATGCGCTGGCGAAGTGGCACCCGAGCGGCGCGCACATGGGCGCGGAGCCGATGGCCTGCACCTGCTTTTCGATGCGATCAGGCGAATACCAGTCGTCATCGTCCCAGTGGGCGATAAACTCGCCGGTTGCAAGCTGGCACGCGAGGTTGCGAAGCATGCCAAGCTTCATACCCTGGCCGGCGCGGGTATAGATGATGCGCTGGTCGGCTGGGAGGAGGTCTTTGATTGGATCTGCGCCGTTGTCGAGCACGACCAGTTGAAGGGGTTGATAAGTCTGCGCCTGCCAGCATTCCAGCGCCCGAGGAATCCACTTGCGGCGGTCCTTGGTCGGCATGATGCAGGACACTAGCCCGACGTTCGATTGCGGCGCGCACAGCGTGGCTTCGTGCGCTTTGCCTTGCTGGAGAAGCTGACGGGCGATGTAGATATCGGCGCTGAACCGCTGGCCCGCCTCGTAGCTTTGTCGGCCCACGGTCAATTGTCGATTTGCGATGAGTTCCATGGAAAAAATAGGGGCGGAGGAGCCGCCCCCATGTCGGAGGGAGAGGAAAACTACGACTGCGCGGGCGAGTTGAGGAAGGTGCCGGTGATGAAGCTGCCGGGACGGTAGACGGCCAGCAGGCCGCGGGCTTCAAAGCGAACGGTGTACATGTTCTCTTTGAAGTTGTCGCCGTCTTCGGCGCTGATCATCACTTCCAGTTCCATACGCGGGCGGAACTCGACAGCCGGGGAGGTGCCGGAACCGACCAGAAACGTTCCGCTGGTGATCTGCGTGGTAGCCACCGGAGTCATGCCCCAGATGGATTCGGCGGCGCCGTCGCCACGAGGACCGTCCAGCAGGTACTGCTTTTGGCTGTCCTTCAGCCGCTTCATCTGCCACCAGTTGCGCGGGTGGACGACGAAGAACGTGGGCTCAAACTCGTCCGCTTCCCCGACCTGCTGGGCGGCTGCGGCGATCTGGTCGAAGTAGGTGTAGCCCGTGGCCGCGCTCAACAGCGTGGAGTCGAACGCCGTCGCCTGCGTGATGAGCCCGTCCAAATCTTCGCCCGTGTTGGAGCCGGTGAGAATCTGGCGGTCCATTTCGGCGTTGATCTTGTAGCTGCCGAGGGAGTTGATGAGGCCCTGCAACTCGCTGTAGTCCTCGAACGCCTGCCGCCCGATCTTGAAGTAGGTGGCAATCGTTTTGACGCGCTCGGTGGCGGTCGTCGGGTCCATCGTGTTCAGCGGCTTCGTGCTGGCTTCGGCGACGGGTGATGCCTTGGTGCCGGTGATACTGTACTTCGGCCAGGAATACTGCTGGACGCTGATCGGGCGGGACGGGATCACGTCACGCATCCGCAGTGTTTTGCGCGGCTCCACGACATACGATCCCATTTCCATCGGCATGACGCCGGCGGTGGGGAATCCCAGCGTGGACGAGGTAATCGTGGATTTACGTTCGATGACTTCCTGAGCGGCGCCGCCTTTGAGGACAAACCGCGCGCGGCCGTCTTTCTTCAAGCGCTCAACGGCGTCGAACTCCTTCAGGCTGCGCGCCAATTCGCCTTCCGTGCTTTTCTCGGGCATGGCGGCCTGCTTGGCAATCAGGGCGTCCAGTTCATTGCGGAGCTGGAGGTTGGCGGACTTGGTTTCCGCAAGGGCTGCGCCCATGCTTTTGATTTCTTCGGCCTGCTTGTTCTGGCCGGTGATGACGAGCTGAGAAATGTTGTCGAGTTGCTGGGAGAGTTCCATATTGCTCTTTCTGTGGTGCCGAAACGGCGGTTAGTTGAGGAGAGACAAGCGCAAACGCGCGATTGCCAATTCCGCCGAGTGGTCGGCGACCGGCTCGGGTTTTGCGGGTGCGGCTGGGGCGGCTTTTTCAGCGGCCAGTGCGGAAAGTTGGGATTCAACGGCAGCGAGCCGCTCTGTGAGTTCGTCGCGCTGTTTAACTTGCATGATTTGCGCTTGCGCGAGGGCGGGAAAGGTGACAATGGACACCTCCATGAGCTTCAATTCCTGAATGCGCCGAATATAGCGACCATTCTCCTCGCCGAAGGTACGCTTGATGCTTTGGAAGCCGATGGAAAGGCCTTTGATCATCTTGTTTTTGATCTTTCGATACGCCTTTTGCGCCGTCGAGTCTTCCATGTCAAGCTGGGCAGAGATCATCACTTTGCCGCCCTGCTCAGTGACCGTGCCTTTGCCGATCACTTCGGAATCGTCGTGCTGCCACAGGAGCGGGATTTCGGGGTTTTCCTGAAGCGTCTTTGTGAATGCGCCTTTTTCGATGATGTCGCCGTAGGAGTCCTCAACGCCGTACACGGACGCGATGCCAGTAAAAGATCCGTCCTCGTTCAGCGACTTGATTTCCAAAACGATTTGCCCGTTATCCATTGGCTTGTCCTCCTGCGTTGGTCTTTGCAATTGATGCGGCCTCGGCCGCCGTGGGCTGGCCGGTGCCGGGTACGGTCTGCCGGTTGAGCTGGATGTACAGCGCGTCAGCGTTCGGAATCGGGTCGAAGTCGATCATTTCGCGGCCTTCGTTGATCGTGATGAGGCCTTTTTCAAGCGCGGCGGCGATGGCTTCGAGCATCGACTTAAAGTCGCCACGAAGGAACCCGCTGGCGTCGTGCTTGACGGCCCAGCCGGCGGACTTCTGCGCGTCGGTGAGGAGTACCCGATAGCACTCCTGTTCAAACGCCGTCATCCACTTGGTCAGTACGCCGGTAAGATGCGCCCGGTTTTCGTGCTCCAAGTTGTTGTAGTGCGCCTGCGTAAGATCCTGTACCAGCGTCGGCGAGACGCCGTAGAAGCGGCAGATTTCAGGGACCACGGCGCGGGATTGCTCGACCAGTTGCGCCTCGGACGGCTGCGACCCAATGCCCTCCCACTCCCATCCGTCACTGCCTTTGGAGTTGGCGACGAGGAGGATGTTACGGTGGAATGATTCTTTGCCGTTGCGGTACTTGCGCTGCCATTCGTCCTCGAAGCGCTTCTGCGCCGTTTCGTCGGCAAACGGCATCGTGCGCTTGAGTAGCCCGGCGCGAACGCCACCACGACCGAAAAACGTGCCGCCGAAGGCTTCCATAGCCATTGCGCGCCCGATGGCTTCTTTGGCGAGATCGACAGTCCCAACGCCTAAAACTCCGTCCTCGGAGTGCCCTTGAAGGTGGAAGATTTCACGGTTTTTGTACCGTTCTTCCTTGTTGTTTATCCGAAACAGGTATTCCGGCTCACCGCGCACGATGTCTTTTTTTATCAGCAGCGACGGGTGAATCGGGATCAGCGCGACCGGCTCTCCCATATTTGCGGCCCGTTCGATCCTTGCGTACCCGTTGCCGTAGTTCAGCGCCCAGTGGAGCGTGGTTTCGCGCCACTTTTGCGGGGTTTGGAAGCCGTTTGGTACAAGGTTGAGGATGCGGTGCAGGCGGGAATCAGGCTCGAAAGTGGTTTTGAAGCCAACTTTGCGCACCACCGGCAAGGGCATCGAAGCGATAGGCGAACAGATAGCGCGCGTGCAAGCGGCCACGGGGCCGCAGCGCATGGCGTTTTCGACGTTGACGACTACGCCCGCGTCAGTCTGCTGGCCCATACCGTAGAGCTGCGCCAGCCGATAGTACCCGTTGCGCTGGTACCACGCCGCTGCCACCGCCTCGTATGCTTTGCGAATGATTTTCAATTGAGAGTCGCCCGCCCGTCGCTGTACGGGTCACTGTATTCTTCGGCCTGTATCAGCCCGCCCACTCCCGCAGCCTGATTCCCGGCGCGGGCTAAATGGCACCAACAACGCGCCGTCAGACTTCATTCAGGAGTCCGTCACTCCTCCGTCCTGGCTTCCGAAGCGTCATCACGCCGAATTTCAAAAGCTTATCGACATGCAGCACGGCGCCGGTGTTGGCACCCGTCAGGCTGACGCTGATCTGTACGCGCAGTACGTGATACTCCTAGACGACTTCCGCCGCGCCAAAGACCCCGACCAGCGCCAGAAGGCCCGCCGCGTCATGGCCGGGCTAGAGGATAGCTTGGTCATCGGCGAGAAGTCCCGCCAGCGCGTCGGCATCCGTGGCAAGAAAGCACCCGCTAAGGGCAAACTGGCTCTGATGATCGCTGAGAAGAATGGCACCGACGGCTAACTATTTCGATCAAGCCAAAGTCGATCACGTCATCCGCTTTATCGAATCACTCACGCTCACCAAGGCGACCAAATCAGACGAGCCTGAGCCGTTCATCCTTTTGCCGCACTGGCGCGAAGCCATCACGCAGCTTTATGGGTGGCGCAGACCAGACGGGCGAAGGCAATACCGCAAAGCGTTCCTGACGTGCGGCCGCAAGCAGGCTAAGACGCAATTCGCGGCCGGAGTTTGCACCTACGAGTTCTTCATGGGCGACACTGCCCGGCACGAGATTTACTTCGCCGCCACCGATGTTAGCCAAGCGGGCATCTGTTTCGATGCAGTACACGACATGATCAAGGCCGAGCCGGATCTGTCCGACCTCTGCCGCATTACCCCATCGTTAAAGCGCATCGAAAACCGTCAAAACGGAAATATCATGCGCGTGCTATCGGCCGAGGGCGCTGGGAAGCACGGATACAACCCATCGCTGGTAGTTTGCGACGAACTGCACGCCTGGGGACCGGCGCACATGGAACTCTACCGAGCGCTGACCACCGGTGGCAAGTCTCGCCGCGATCCACTGCGCATCATGCCGACGACCGCCGGGCACGACATGGAGTCGCTGTGGGGGCAAGAATACCAGTACGCCAAAGAGGTGCTTTCCGGCAAGATCAAAGATCCCTCTTATCTCGCCATGGTCCACGAGGTGCCTATTGACGCAGACTGGCGCGACCGCTCCTTATGGCCGCTGGCCCTACCGCTCCTGAAAACCGGGCACCACCAGCTTGAGGACTACGAAGAGGACTTTTTAAAAGCCGAGCATTCCAAGGCTGAGGAAGCCACATTCCGACGCCTATACCTAAATCAGCCAATGGGCTCGGAGACGGCGTGGCTGGACATCCAGCTATGGGACGAGCGCACCGGTTCAGTCAGCGAGGAAGTGCTTCGACAGGCTCCGTGTTTTGGTGGCCTTGATCTCGGCGCCACCCGCGACTTAACAGCGTTCACACTGGCTTGGAAACTCCCGGACGGCAACGTCTTCCTCCGCTCTTGGGGATACCTACCCGAGGACGATGTACGAGGCCGCGAGAAGCGCGACGCCGTACCCTACGCGCAATGGGCGCTTGACGGGCATATCATCCTCACCCCCGGCAATGTGACCGATTGGCGCTTTGTCGCCGATCACATCAGAACACTGAACGAACAGTACCAAATCCAGAGCGTGTGTTACGACGCCTGGGGCGCACGTGACACCGCTGTAGCTCTCGCTGAGGGCGGCATGGAGGTGATCAAGTTTGGGCAGGATTACAGGGACCAATCGCCAGCAGTAAAGCGCGTCGAAGACCTTTTACACATGGGCCGGCTGATCCACGAAAACGACGCCTCTTTGCGCTGGTGCATCGATAACACCATGGTTAAAAGCGACGACAACGGGCACCGCAAGATAGCCAAGGTGCAGCGGCTTACCAACCGAAAACGAATTGACAAGGCCGCGTCTCTGGTCATGGCCGTGGGCGGGCTGATACAGGCCGAAGAATACAGTGACCCGTACAGCGACGGGCGGGCGACTCTCAATTGAACATCATTCGAAAAGCATACGAAGCGGTGGCAGCGGCGTGGTACCAGCGAAATGGTTACTACCGCCTCGCCCAGCTGTACGGCGCCGGCCAGCAGACTGACGCGGGCGTAGTCGTCAACGTCGAAAACGCCATGCGCTGCGGCCCCGTGGCCGCTTGCACGCGCGCTATCTGTTCGCCTATCGCTTCGATGCCCTTGCCGGTGGTGCGCAAAGTTGGCTTCAAAACCACTTTCGAGCCTGATTCCCGCCTGCACCGCATCCTCAACCTTGTACCAAACGGCTTCCAAACCCCGCAAAAGTGGCGCGAAACCACGCTCCACTGGGCGCTGAACTACGGCAACGGGTACGCAAGGATCGAACGGGCCGCAAATATGGG